AATCCTGAATTAACAACTTGTGTTTCCATATTTATTATATCTTCTTTACGATATACTTTATCTGAACGTAACATTTTACTGCAAAATTCACGTTCACCACTTAAATCACCACTATAAACATATCTTGTAACAAATTGAATTCCATCAATTACTTTGTCTTGTTCTGGACTTTTAATGTTTGGTCTTGCAATTCCTGTAGAAGTAATAAATTTCCATATTTTAGATAATGTACTTTTCTTTTTATTATTTAAAGTATTAATTTCTAAATCTAATTCATCTTCAGTATCATAATCTACTTCAGTTTCATCAATTAAAACCCATTCATCACTTAATGTTTCTCCTTTTTCAATTAATAAATCTGCAATAGAATCTGTAGCTAAATTATGTGAACACATTTTAACTCCTGTTTCTTCTTCTTTAGTTTCAGCGTTCATACCTTCAGTATCAACAAATTCTAAAGGTTGTATTGTTTTAAAATATAATTTTAATGATATACTATTAACTGCTAATATTTCATCAATAGCATCAATAATTTCAAGTTGGTATGGTTTAATAACTATATTATCAAATAATAGCGTAGCAGTCTTTATTTCATCTGCATTGTTACCTAAACCACCATCACCTGTACGTATTCCTAATAACATTGGCGAAGTAACTCTATGACCTACAATTAATTTATCAAAACATTCTTTAGACAAATATTCGTAATGTGCTGGAGCATCATTTAAAGGTAAATCATCAACTGTAGTTTTACTTTCTGCATTAGCATTAAAAGCAATAATAACTTTTTCTCCTCTTGCTCCTGTTAGTTTACCTAAAACATCACGTTTCATTTTATCACGCATTTCCTCAGAAGGAATACCATTATTGAAATTGATAACTTTAGTTCCACTAAAACCGTTTTGACAATCGTTGATTTGATAATCTGCTATGTTTTCCTCTAATAAAGCATAAGGCAAAGAACCACTATAATCAATAGGACTATAATAATCAAATCCACTTACATATGGCTGTATAACATATATTTCAACTTCATTACCATTTCCAAAACCAAAGGCAGGTATTCTTTTAATTTCTTCACTTGGTTTCTTTTTAGTCCAATCATAATGATAATACCACGCTTCAATCTGTCCTTTGTCATTGCATTTTTCTGCTCTTAATGTATGCATTGGAAAATGAAGCACCTGTTTAACTTGTTTCTTTTCCATTACAATTTGCATAGCAGCCATTCCTAAAAGTTTACGTTCTAAAGATATTTTCTTTAAATCAGAATCTTTTATAATAGATTTCATTTGTGCATATTCATTTGGCTTTTTATTAGAATCTAAAGCATCTAATCCTTTACCATAAATCATATTTGTAACACCTGTTATAATAGCACCATTTGTAGCACTATATAAATATCTATCAATTAAATATTGAAAGTAATTGTTATCACTTCCGTATTCAATGTAATTGTTCTTTTTGTTTTCTTGTATTACAGGACTTGTATAAGCACTTAAATTTACTATTGATATATTACTCATATATTTTAAATTCGTTTGTCGTAGTGTTTGCTACGTATTCATTTTTATTAACTGTAAAATCTTCTACAACTTGATTTGTACAAAATATTTTATCTTTATAAACTATATTAGAACCGTTTTTAATAGTTAAATTATAAAATGTATTTTCTTTTAGTGCTAAAACATTTGTTGTAGTTAAATAATAACTTGATACAGTGAAATTAGCTGCTATTGTAGTTTCTACATTAGTAGTTTCATTTCTTAAAACAATAGTTGTAGCACTCATTACTCTTGGAATAAATGTTATGCTTTGTGATGTGTTTTGTTCTCTTAAAATTATCATAAAATGTTTTTTATATTAATAAATTAAAATACAAATTGTTTTAAAACAAAAAAGGCGTACTAATTAAAGTACACCTTTATTTAAAAAAAACAAATAATAATTATGCTACAGTACCTTCAACAATAGAAGCTAATATTCCTGTAGTTAATGGTCCAGTTACAAAGTTTGCAGCTACTGGCTCCATACCTTGAAATTCCATTTTATAACCACTCATATCGCCCATATTTGCACCTGTAGAAATACTTGAAGTAACTAAATCCATTCCTTTAGTTAAACCTGCTAAAAAGAAGTTACCATTGTTATCTTCTACAATAACTTGTGGTCTACCATAAGAAAGCAATTTCAACTGTTTGTGGTCAGCAATAGTTAATTTTTTAATACTTAAAGATAATTTTTGGTCTACAAATGTAGTACCATTTTCTCTTGATGATGTTAAAGTTTGCTCAAATGTAGAACTTCCTTTTAATTCATATTTATAACCGACAGGAGTTCCACCTAATGCAGTAATTACATCTTCACTTCCTGCAGTTGCAGAATATGTTACCGTTGTAGCATCACCCCAATTAATGAAGTATGCTGCTCTTAATCCACCGATTGAATTTTTACATTGTTCGGCTCTTCCTAAAGAAATATCGCAAGGCATAGTTTATATTTTTTAAAGTTAATAAAAAAGGGCAGGCACTTTTACCTACCCTTTTAGAATTTATTTATAATGATTATGCTGCAGGTGTGTAAAGTACAATTTCAGCACCAACACCATATTGAACAGTAGCAGTAAAACGAGCTACTACTCTTACATTTTCACTTCCGTCGATGTCAGCCATATCAATAACTTTGATTTCGTTTTGGTCAGATAATAAACCTGTTCCAAAATATAAGTTAGATTTTTGTGCAGCCATCATATAGTCATTTGTCATTCCGTTACAAACAAAGATTTTAACACCATCAAAAGATAATGAACCATTGTTGAACCATTGTGTACCTAAATTGTTAGTACCATTTGAACCTAAACCACTTGCTCCAAATCCACCTAAAGCACGTACATAATCACGAGCTACAGATTGTGAAACATATAAGTATAAATCTTCTTTTCCGTAAAGTGAAGCAGGAATTAAATCAACAACTTTTCCAAGTTCAGCGATTACGTTAGCAGCAGTAACACCACCCGAAGCAGGAGAAGCTACATCAAGAACAGCAGCATCAGCAGCAGCAAGAGTTAAGAATCCGTCAAACTCACCTGCAGTAGCATTAACACCTTTCCAAATGTTTTGTTCTGTTTTTTCAGCAATTTTAGAAACAACGTGTGCTAATAAGAAATCAGCAAAACTTGGAGGCAAATTATCAAATGCAGAATATCCCATTTGAACCGCTTCCCAATCAGATTTGAAGTCCTTCTTACAAAGTTGTAAATTTACTTGGAATTCCTCAGGAGTAATTACTCTTTCAGTTAAAGTTACAGTAGAAGTAGCATCAAAATCACAAGTTGCATTTTTAACGATTCCGTCAGTAGCAATTCTTTTGATAACTTCTTTGTATTTAATGTTTGGTTTTACTTCAATACCGCCATTAGCGATTGTAGAACCTGATAATAATGCAGCAGAAATGTATTTTCCTGCAAACTCCCCAGCATAGGTAGTTGTAATTGATGTTGTAGTAGCCATAATTTATTAATTAAAAAGTTTAGACATAACTATATCTTGTGTAGTCATTTGTCTGTTAGGTGATAATTTATTTAGTTTAACTTCGTTTTTAACTTCAGGAGAGTGTGTTAATGGTTCAACAACAACTTCTGAACTTAATTCTTCTTTAACAACTTCTTTTACTGATTTTAATTCAGCAATTTCAGTTCTTAATTTTTCAATTTCAGCAAAGAACATTTCTTTAGAAACTGATTCAACAATTCTTTTAGGAGTAGCTACTGTTTCAGCTTGTGCTTCAACCTCAACTTCTACTTCAGCTTCAGGAGCTTCTTCAACTTCAGCTTCAGCTTCTTTAATTTCAGCAATAACACCCTCAACGGTTACAACTAAAATCATACCATCTTCCATTTCGTATTCTCCAACAGGTACAGGAATTCTATCCTCACCATTAACAATAAAAACAGCGTTATCAGTTTCAAAAGCATCAGCTTCTATAACAGTAACTCCGTCTTTAAGTTTCATTTGAGCAAGTTTTACTTCCATACCCAAAAGAGTTTTGATTTCATTTAATACATTCATATTTACATTTTTTTTATATTAATTATTTTTATAACAGTTTGTTATAAATTACGAACTTACACTTGTTATAACTCTTGCTGCATTTGTGTTTGAAACTGTTCCACTTGATTGTGCTACAGTAGAACCAATTCCTTGTTCTTGTAGTTCACCTTGGCAACATTCCGAACTATACTTTCCGTCTTTACATAGACAACCTCTTTTTCCACCTTTTGGTGATGTAGTTTTATTTCCCATAATTTTATTTATTAATTTCAGCATTAGTTATTATTGATTTTATTTTATTTATTAATTCTTGTTCTTTAGCAACTTCTAAACTCATTTCTAATTTGTCGCTGAAATATCCTTCAATCGAAAATCCTTTAACCTTTCCTGTTTTAACAAAGTCATTCCAAATCATATCATTGTTTACTTTCATAGATACCATCCAAGTGCCTACGGGTGCATTTAAGCCATACTTTTTAGATTTATCCATATCTACATCTTCAACTATCCAACTTTCAACTACAGTTAAATCCTTTAGCTTTTTATCGTGTTCTAATGTAGCATTGTTTTGATTTGAATTCATTAAAAATAATTCACTTGCGTGTCTTACTGTATCTTCTGAAAAGAAAATATAATACTCATCTTCGCCATTACGTCTGTAAATATTTTTATTTGGAATTAATGCAGCACCCATTAAAATCTTTTTTTCGTCATCTACTTTTGCAAGTTCTAAATGTTCGCTTAATGCTATAAAGTTAGATTCTATTGCTGGAAATTCTACAATAGAAACTGCTTCTATTCCGTTTAAATCTTCGTTTTCGTCTATTACTAATTCTACTATTCGCATCTTATATTTTTTTAATTATAATTAATTTAATTTATATTTGTTTTAATTATCCTATACTTGCAGATTGGATTATATTTCTATCTAATGCTTGTGCAGTTGTTACGTTATTTGCAACTACATACGCTTGTATTGGTTGTTGTTGTTGATTGCCTATAGTTTGTGCTAATTGATTTGTAGAACTTGCACCTACTACGTTGAATGAAGGAGCAGCTGGAGCACCACCACCACCGACACTTGTTGCAGAACCACCACCACCACCACCACCAGAACCACCACTTGATAATAATTGTTTTGCTCTTGATATGTTACCTATGACAGATGCGGCTGTTGAAGCATAAGAAACAACTCTTGCTATAGTACCAATACCAGGAACAGTTGGAAAAGCTAATTGTGCAGCAACCCCTTCAGCATTTGCTAATGTTGATGCTTTAGATATTGCCACCGCAGAATCAATTCCTATTTGAGTTAATGCAATGGCTTTAGATATTACTTGTCCTGCTTTTGTTTTATTAAGACCTGATGCTTCTAATCCTGATATTATATTAGTTAAATTTTGTTTTGATGTAGCAATTGCTAAATCTTTGTTTTTTTGAAATTCTATATCTTTTTCATCTTCTATTTTTTTATTAGCAGAAGCATTGTTTTCTATTCCTTGTTCAGCATCAATTCCTTCTTGTAATAACGCTAATTGTTCATCTTTTAAATTACTTTTGTCTAATTTTTTTTGAACTTCGTTATCAAATGTTATTTGGTTTAATTGTTGTAGACCAGCTTTTGTTTCTTCATTATATTTTTTTTGATTTTCTTTTTCTTCTGCAATAGCTTTTTCGTTATCGGCTTTTCTATCAGCTATCGCTTTTTCGTTTGCATCTTTTTGAATTTTTCTTTTTTCATCTCCTCTTGAAAATTCAATAGCAGCTAATTCTCTACTTAATTTTTTCGCTAATTCAAGTTGATTTGCTCCATCTTCTTTTATAGCTTCTGCATAAGTATTTTTTGCTTCTATTTTCTTTTTAGTATATTCGTCAACTTGGTCGCCGTGTTCTTGCATAAACTTTTTATTGACTGACAAAGTATTATCAGCATCTTTTTTAAGTTTATCTAATGCTCTTGAAGCATCTGAAGTAGCTCCTGCAAAATCTGTAATTGAATCTACAATTCCTCCAAAAAATTCTCCAACAGAAGCAAGTCCCGGAATTAAATTCATTACTGCATTTTTAACCTTGTCAAAGTTTGCAATTAATAAACCTAAACCAACTACAATTGCTCCAATTCCTGTACCTATTAAAGCAAGTCTAAATAATTTTAATCCTGCAGTTGATGCTTCTGTTACAAATGTATAGGCGGCAGTAGTAGTTGTTAAAACTTTTTGAACTACTGAAGTGTTTTTTAATACTGCTCCAAGTTGTTTAAACGAATCTATACTTTCTCCAATAGATTGTAAACCTTGTGAAACAGCCATTGCTGACTGTACTTTTAAAAGTTGCTTTTCTAAATCAGCACTTTCAACACCCATTAAACCCATTCCACCTTGAACAGCAGCAAAACCACCAGCGACACCACTTAAAGAACTTGTTAAAGCACGGAATTTAGCATCAGGATTAAATGCGTCTGTCAATGCTTTTGCATCGCCAATTTGGTCTTTTAATTTAGCAGCTTGTTTCGCAGCCTCAACCGCTTGTTTAGATGTTGCTCCAAATTTTTCAGACAAACTATTAACTTCGTTTTGTGCTTCACGTAATTGTGCCTTTAATGATTTTACAGAATTAGTAGTTTCATTAATATTATCATTTACTTGAAGATTGACTATTTTATTTTCCATTGTCTTTTTATTTGTTCAAATCCTTGCTTCCAAGTTTTTACTAATTGATATTTTCCTTTTGCTATTTCTATTACTTCGCTTTGTCCGTAATGTTCGTGCAGTGATAATAATTCTAAAATTTGTTTTATCATAATATTCTTAAGTCAGTTATTAATTCAAATTGTACTTCGCCTGTTGTTAAATCAGTTGTAAAAGAATTTATAATATATCTTTTATCTCTTATTATAATTCTATCATTTAAGTTAAGTGTACTTAAAACAGATATAGGCAAAACTGCACTAACTTTAATTAATCTTGCTCTATAATTAAATATATTAGCTATGTAGTTTGAGTAATATGTTTGATACAAACTATTGTCTATAATTTCATTTGTCAATGTACTTTGTTGCTCAGGGAAATTTAATGAATATGTATTTGTTCCATCAAAATATTCTTGTCCAAATGCTTTGTATTTTGTGTGTTCTGTTCCATTTCCAGTTGTTAAATTTGAAAAATGAAAAGTAGTACCTGTTAAAACTGTCAATGCTGTTGGATTATAATCATATAAAATTATTGGTTTAGGCATATACTTTTGTAAATCACTTTTTAAAGTATATCCTACTTGTAGTTTATCTTTTAAATTGTTAAAATTCAAATCCTCAAAAGGTAATTTAATTGAATAATCTTCGCCTTCGTTATTTGTAGAAAATAATAAATCTCCATAATTAATATTATTAGCTGCAAAGAAACCCTCATTAACTAATGATTCTGATTTCTCGTATAAAAAGTTAATTTTTTTAAATGTATTTACTCTTGTTAAATTTGTTTTATCTGTTTTAATATATTGTGATATATCTACTATACTACCATTTTCATAATAATTTTCTAAAGTATCTATTGTGTAATTTATTCCATCACTTGAAAAACAAGTAAGGTTAAACATTTTTAAAATACCACTAAAAAAATCTTCTATTTTAATTTCAGGAAAATAGGTGCTAATTGAAATATTAGTTGGCAATATCTGAGCAGACATTGTAGCTGATTTGGTAAATCCTGAAAAATATGGTCCCATATCTATTTTAAAAACAAATTGAAAAGGTGCGGATGATTCTATATAAAACGAGTGTTTTTTATTATCGGCATCTGTTCTAATATTAAACACGCTTGTTCCACCAGTTGTAGCTGCATAAGTACCCCATCTTTCACCATTCAAGTATCTATATACAGTATAAGGTACAGTTGTAAAACCAGATTGTGGTGTAATAGTTATTTTTGTTATTCCTCCGTTTGCTCTTATAAAATAATTTTCTGTTAAATTTACAGTTGTTCCTGTTAAGTCCTCTAAATTTCCTTTTGTTGTAAAGTCTATTTGTTGAAATAAATTACTTTCAAATACGTCAGCGTTTTTTAAATATAAATAAGCATTTGTAAATCTTGGGTCTGATAAAAAAGTACTTGGATTTTCTGTTGTTCCTTGTAAATTAACATTGAATTTATCTTCAATCATATTGAAAACCTTCTTTATTCTTATTGCAGGGAACAATTCATTAAAACGAATAGGATGGGAATTTACAGTAATATCATCATCACCACCAGCATCATAATTCCAATATCTATTAGAAGATATTAAAGGAAACATTACATCAGAACTTGTTGCTGCTTTAGTTACTTTATCTTTTACAACATCGCCATCATATAATATATCATAATCAGTGCTATCTAAATTATTTAATAATAAACCTGCAAAGTTATCTTTTAAAGTCACTAAATTACCAATAAAAGTAATTGAATAGCTTTGTGCTTGTCCGTTTTTAATATCGCAACCTTCTAATTGAATTTTGCCTACTCTAAATGGTATGGTATCTAATTCAATGTAAGCATTTGTTTTTGTTACAGTACTAAATTGAGTGTCTAAAGAATTTTCATACCAATGTTTAAAAATCTTATTATTATTTTTAGTAGCTGGAACTGTAAATGTTTGGCTAAAATCTGTAAATGTTTTTGATATATCACTGATTTGTTGTACAGAACTTTTAATACTTATTTTTTCATCATCAAATAATTCAATTCTTTTGGCTACATTTCGTATTCCAAAAGAACTATCTAACGATTGAATAGTAGTATTTAAACAATTAGCTTGTTCAAAGACACCACCATCTGTTATAACTCTTGAATTAAAATTAGTTATTATTTCGTTACTTAAATCAGTTTCGTCATCTACATAAATATATATTCCTACTTTTATCATACTAAATTATTTATAAGACTATTTGAGTATTCAAATTCTATTTCAAAGTTTATATTTTTATCTAAAATATTTGTTTTATAAGTCAAAGATTGTGTTTTTAAAGTAACAGGCAAACCATTTAATAAAATAGTATCACTTAATAATAATTGTGTTATTAATTCATTATAGTTTTCATATACCCAACCTGTATTTAATTTAACAGTTTGTGTTCCATTTATGTTAAATAATTTCTTTTGTCCTAACTGATAATTATAATTTACATTTTGTTGCATTAAACTATATTCAGTTCCTTTTACGTTTACAGAATTGCTTTGTGCTTTAAAAAATGTTAGTTGTTGCCATCCACCTTTTTTATTTACAAAAGAACAATTAACAGGAGTGTATTTACATTCTTCTAATTTTTCGGTTTCTATTAAAAAACTAATATTTTCAGAACTGTTTTCAATTATACATTTAACAGAACCTGTAACAGCTAAAGGGATTTTAAAATTATATATTTCAAAAGCACCACTTGTTAAAAAAGTATTAGAACTAATTAAAGTATTTGATGAATTATAATAACTAACTAAATATGATTGGTCAATTTGCCTATCACATAAAAAATTATAATAAGGTATGGTATTATAGTATTGTATTTTAAATGAT